CTGCGATGCCTCTTACAAGCAGAGTATCAAGTTTGTGGATTTCTACAAACAGAATGACGGTGGGTTTCACAATCCTTTAGGTCATCCAACATATGAGAAAAAGTTTCTTGGATTGAATGACTGGCAGTTAAAGAAGCATTACTACCCAGATACACCACGGCAGGATTACTGTAGAACATTCTACTCCATGATCCCATGTGTGGAGAATAATAAACTGCATACTGGCAATCAGTTAGAGAACTACAAGTTTGAAAGAGATACTGCTTATCATTTTGATGGAGTAAAGTTTGGTCTATATTTGAGAGATTATTACTGCATTCCTCGTGGTGTCAAACATATTCAAGCAACAATCTCTTCTATTGATGTTGGAGAAGATGGTGTAGAAAGATTGTTTTTGAATGATGAGAGGTTTTTGTTTGCTGATCTGTATATTGACTGCACAGGAAGCAAAGCAATACTGCTAAACAAACTGGAAGAACCTTTCATTTCTTATAATGACATCATCCCAAATAATAGAGCATGGGCAACTAAGATACCATACAAGAACAAGAAAGAAGAACTAGAACCATACACCACCTGCACAGCTCTTGGTCATGGATGGGTCTGGAATATTCCTTTATGGTCTCGCATCGGAACTGGTTATGTTTATGACGATACTTCTATTTCACCAGAGCAAGCACTAGAAGATTTCAAAGAGTATCTTGGAGATCGTAGTGATGTCGAATACAAGGATATCAAAATGCGTGTTGGCATCCATGAAAGAACATGGGTAAAGAACGTGGTTGGTATTGGTATGGCAGCAGGATTTATTGAGCCATTACAAAGCAGCGGATTATATACTGTTCATGAGTTTCTACTGAAGTTGGTGAGAGCACTCAATCGTGATGAGTATAACCAGTGGGATAGAGATGTTTACAATACATCAACTAGAAATATGTTTGATCGTTTTGCTCACTTCGTAGCATTCCATTATACACTATCCCTCAGAACAGATACAGAATATTGGAAGAATATTCACAACAAAACATTTGACGAGAAGATGGTCATGCAGCAACCAACTGTTCACCAACTGTTTATGACTATTTGAAAGAACATATCTATGGCAACGATTGAAATATTCCCAAAGGTAATTGGAAAGTATACTCTAGAAAAAGAAAAGCATTTGCAACTTAAACAGGAATGCTTTTCAATATTGAGTGAGCTATCTGAATTTGATAAAGCAAATGTAGAAAATTGTCAACTACATCATTATTTAAATAAAGAGAATCAAAATCTTTTTAACTATTCTCAATTTGAATGGTTTGAAAAATGGTTAGAAGAAAAGTGTATTGATTACATCGAAAACACTTTGGGATTTTATTTACAAGATGGTGTAATTATTACCGACTGCTGGTTAAACAAATGTGATACTGGGGGAGAACAATTTCACCATACACACACAAATTCTTATATTTCTGGAACATACTATGTTAATTATATTAAAGGGCTACATGCTCCAATAGGATTTAAAAACAAAGATTTTAACCCAGAAAATTGTGTAATGCAATCAATTGATATTCCAGTTAAGTTTCCTACCAAATACAATTCATGGGGAGCTTTTGTGAATTATGATGAAGGCGATTTGCTTTTATGGCAATCAAATTTAGCACATGGATACATTGATAATAAGGAAGATAATAGAATTAGTATTTCTTTTAATGTTATGCCAAGATATATTCACAATCAATCATATAGTTTTAGGATAGAAAGACAATGATATTTTTTGAAGATGAACAATTAGAAGAGATCTGTCAAATCAATCCAGAAGCAAAATTAGAAGACGTTGTTTACGATGACACTAAATTCAAAGTCATCAGAAATTTTTTAAAGTATCCAGAAGAATATAAAAAACTCCTCATGCATTTTCCTGCAGTAAGAGATCATACATACTCCCCAGGATTTCGTCAAGATATTCCACCATGGGCTGCTAGATTTATCACAACTTATATTCAAGAAAATGTAATTAAATGGAATCCAGTAAGAGTTGCTTGTAACATCTATAATGGAAATATGAGGATGAAAACAAATGCTAATCTTCCCCATTCAGATAATTTTCATGGTATTTGGAATCTTTGGTTTAATCAAAATTGTTTGGGCGGAACTGCTTTCTGGAAACACAAAGAAAAAAGACATGTCAACGAATTAACTCAGGAAGAGTATTCCTATCTTTTTGATAAAGCATTATCTTCATCTGGAAATGAACAGTGGAAAAACTTTAGGGGGGATGAAGATTGGGAATTAACTTGTATAGCACCCATGGAATATAACACTCTGTTATTCTATAATGGAGGATTTTTTCATTCCCCTTGGGTACTGGAAAATTGGTATACTGAAGAAAATAGATATAGTATGATAGGTATGGGAGATTGCCATGATTAAAAACTTATTCGAAAACAAAGAATCACACACACCATTTGCTCCAGTATATTCAATTCCATTCTGGAATAGATGTGTGCTGTTTGAGACAGAAGTAACTATTTTATCATCTAAAATATTATCAAAAGAAAAAGAGATAATAGATTCGAACCCACATCTCACATATGATGGCGGAACTGGTTTAGGTGCAAATAGTTTAACAGCAAAATTTGCTGGATATAATATCCTACAATGGGATAGAGAGGGTGAAGATTATGTTGTTAGAAAATTAAAAGTTGATATTCATAATGCTATTCGGGAGATGTGTGAACATGTTGGTGCTGACATTATGGAATTAAAACCATGGGCACAATGTTGGGCAAATGTTTTGAGAACTGGAGAAAAATTAAATCCACACCAGCATAGTTCAGATGCATACAGTTTTCTTTCTGGAAATATTTGTATACAAGCAGAAGGAACTAGTACAGTATATCAAGATCCTTTTTCTATGAATGCAGTAGCACTAGCAAATGAACCAGGAAATCTTACAATATTTCCTGAGCATATTATTCATTGGACTACTCCTAACCCAAGTCAAAAGGAAAGAATTACTTTAGGTATAGATATAGTAACAGAATATTCTCTTTTAAATGCTCCAAATAGAGAAAGAGATATTAAACATTTTGAGAGGCTTTATTGATGTTCAGTTTACCTATCAATCCAAAGATAGATGAAAATTTTGCTAATAATATTCTCATTCCATTTTTGAATGAGCATAAGCAATATATCTTTGATTTATATTTTACATGTCGTATGCCTCCTTTCATGCAGGATGCGATGGGAGATGTATTTGAAGATGACTTGAGGCAGACCACTTTCAACGCTTTGTATGTTTCAAAGCAGACAGGTATTCCACTATCAGCTACATTTAACAATCCATATATAAGACCAACTCAAGAAAATCTGGATTTATTCATTCATAATTTCAGATATATTTACGAAGCAGGCGTCAAAACTGTAACGCTTCCACATACTTCATGGATGCTCACTGGTCAGATACAGAAAGAGTTTCCTGATTTATATGTGAAGAATACTATTCTTCATGAAGTCACCAAAGCAAATGATATCGTATCTCTTGCTAAAGCTGGTTTTAACTACATCAATCTCGACAGAGATTTGATGAGAGATCATGATCAATTACTTCGTCTGAAGGAAGCAAAAGATTATTGTGCTTCTATTGGCAAACCAGTTAAGTTCTCCATGCTTGCCAACGAAGGATGCTGGGGTGGTTGTCCTATCATGCCAGAACACTACCACTACAATAATACAAGAGAAAACCACGAACCACCATATTTTGGTAACATCATTAGTCGTGTATCTTGTGCTAAGTGGGAGCAGCAAGATAGCTCAGCAGTTTTAAAGTCATCAAATCTACCACCCTGGAAAAAGGATTGGGAAGAAATGTTTGATCTTGGTATTGATGTTTTTAAAATGCATGGTAGAGAAAGTGTCATGCGTCTAAAAGAGAGCATGGATATTATTAACCGTTGGGCAAATGATGAAGAGTTATTATTTCCAGAACTCAATGCTTTTATCGAAGATAAGAGTTTAAAAGAAAGACCTATTGATATTTGGCGAGAGAAAATCAAAACTTGTAAGTTTGATTGTTGGGATTGCAACTACTGTGAAGCAGTTATTGATTCTCATCACAAGAAGCAAGATAGAATTCTTCATCCATTAGTTCAACTTACACTAGATGCTATTGATAAATCAGCAACTGGTGATACTAAATTTATTGAACAGGGATATCAAATTGAAGGATTATCTTCGCATAGAGTTCGTCATTTTCTAAATCATCTCTGCTCAGATCCAAATAATACTTATTTGGAAATTGGATGTTATACTGGTAGTACATATTTTGCTGCTATTATGGGCAACAATGTTATATCATATGGAGTCGATAATTTTATTGCTCCAATATCCCCAGCAAGAGATGATATTGAGTGGAAAGGAGTTAAGGATCCTAAAGCAGAATTAGCAAGAAACAATGTTTTGTTTGGCAGTTTAAAATCTGCTATAATAGATATAGATGCAAGAAATTTAAACGAGTCACATTTTTCCAAAAAACCAAATATCATATTTTATGACGGAGAACATAACGAGCAGCAACTAGAATGTTTAAATAATTTATTGCCTATTATACAAAATACTTTTGTGTTGGTAGTAGATGATGCAAATTTTGATGGAGTTGTTCGGGAAACCCACAATTTTGTGGATATAAATAATTTACGAATACTATTTGAACGGCAAATTATTACGCCACAAATAGAGGACACCACAAGTTGGTGGAATGGATTACACATTTTAGTTCTATCAAAACCCTGAGGATACTATGGATACAGCACAACTTAAAGAAAATTTTGCCAATCAACTAAACACAGTTGATGGTCAAATTGCTAAACTCGAAGAAGATCTTGGTAAAGCAAAAGAATATCGGCTCAAACTTCAAGGTGGTCTAGAAACTCTAGAACTTCTAAATCCACCCGAAGATGGTGAATCTGCTCCAACAGAAGCAGCAGAATAATTCACAAATCCCTATCTGATAAATACAGGTAGGGATTTTTTGTATCTAATTAAATGGCACAGCCATCTACTAGACAGGGACTAATTGACTATTGTAAGAGGCAGTTAGGTGCTCCTGTGTTACAGATTAACATTGATGATGCACAGGTTGGTGATGTCATTGATGATGCTATTCAGTATTATCAAGAATGGCATTATGATGGTGTAGAAAGAATGTATCTCAAACACCAAGTTACAGCAGATGATGTAGAAAGATTTTTATCATCTAATGAAGAGAATAGCACTACTGATCCATATGGTGCTACATGGGAAAATAGAAGAAACTTTATTGAAGTTCCAGATCATGTTATCGGTATATCAAAAGTATTTGGTGTTTCGTCCAATTGGGTTCGCAATGATTTATTTGGTTTAAGTAACCAATATTTTTTGATGGATGTATTTTCGTTTTCATCTGGATTTGCTTTTGGCAACTTTGATATGACCAACTACTATATGATTCGTCAGTATTTTGAAACTCTTGATATGGTTGTTAATACTGGTGCATTAGTAGAATATCGTTTTAATAAAAGACAAGATAGATTGTTTATTGATATTGATGCAAGTAGATTAACAGAGGGTAATTATATTTTAATTGAATGTCACAGAGCATTAAATCCAGAAGAATTTACTCAAGTATATAATGATAGCTTTGTAAAAAAATATGCTACTGCTCTTATGAAAAGGCAGTGGGGTCAAAACTTAATTAAATACAATGCTGTTCAACTTCCTGGTGGTATTACACTAAACGGAAGACAGATTTATGAAGATGCGTTGGCGGAGATTGCACAATTAGAAGCAGATATGCCAACCAAGTATACACTCCCACCAATGGATATGATCGGATAAAATGCCTACTAGTCCTTATTTTCCACCCTACTACGAAGGATATTCTGGCGAGCAAAATCTTGTTCAGGATCTTGTTGACGAACAGATTAAACTGTTCGGTTCAGATATCTATTATATTCCAAGAACTATTCTAAAAGATAATACGTTAGATGATGTAATCTATTCGAAATTTGAAAGTCAGTTTCAAGTTGAAATGCTTCTATCTAATGTAGAAGGTTTTGGTGAGCAATCAGAATTTATTTCTAAGTTTGGTATTCGTATTACCGATGAAGTTAAATTTATTGTTTCGGCAAGAAGGTGGGCAGAATCAGAAGAAGAATATAATCCACCTTTAACTGTCGCTGGTAGACCAAATGAAGGAGATCTTTTATATTTTCCATTGACCACTGACATCTACGAAATTAAATTTGTAGAAAGAGAAAGTCCTTTCTATCAGTTTGGTAAGATTCAGTTTATCATCATGACTGCCGAGATCTATGAAATTGGTAATGATAAGATTGATACTGGTATTGAAGAGATTGATGAGATTGAACAGTTGTTCAGTTCTGCTATTGCATTGAATATGAAAGTTGGTGGTACGGGCAACTTTACTGTTGGTGAAGTTGTTACAGGTAGTATATCAAATGAAACAGCAGAAGTCAAGTCCTGGAATCCTACTACTAGAATCATTCAAGTTATTAATCGCACAGGAACTTTTGTTGAAGATGAAAGTTTGACTGGTGATGACAGTGAAGCTGTATGGGTAGTTGATACATTCTCAACTATTGAAAATACCAATTCTGAGTATGATCAAAATAAATATATTGAAGACACCGCTAATCCTCTTATTGATTGGGGTGAAGTTAACCCGTTCGGAGAATTTGGAAATATGGGAGATAGCTTCTAATGTTAGGACCACACTATTATAACGAAGCAATACGTAAAACTGTTATTGCATTCGGAACACTATTCAACAATATTGAAATTCAGAAATTAGATCCTCAAACCAAAGCTGTATTGGAAGTTGAGAAGGTTCCTCTTGGATATGGTCCTAAGAATAAGTTCTTAACTCGTTTGGAGCAGAACCCAGAGGTAGGAAGAAAGGTTGCTATTCAGTTGCCTCGTTTATATTTTGAAATGACTGGGATCAATTATGATTCAGCAAGAAAGACAAGTCCTATTCAAAAATATAGAACTGTTGTAAATGATAATGGTAATGAAGTAAGGGTTCAATATGTTCCTGTTCCATATAATATGGATTTTGAACTTGGTATTATTGCTAAATCACAGGATGATGGTCTACAGATTATCGAACAGATTCTACCATATTTTCAACCAAATTTCAACCTCACTCTTAATTTTATTCCAGAGATGGATGAAAAGAAAGATGTTTCTGTTATCTTAAACAGCGTTGATTATGAAGATGACTGGGAAGATGATTTTATGCAACGTCGCAGTATCATCTGGACTTTAGGATTTACTGCTAAGTCATACATCTACGGTCCTTTCAATCAAGCAGGAATTATTCGCAAAGCTACTATTTACGAATCGATTGGTGATCTCAACCAAAGCAGAAGAAATGCTGCTTATTCATATACACCAAAAGCATTGGAAGATAATAATGATGATGGTGTTATAGATACTTTAGATGACGCATTGGTAACTCCAGATGACGACTTCGGATTTAATGAAGGTATAGAGTTTTTTTAATAGCCCATGAATGAATTTGAAAAGAGTATGGAACAAGTTTTTGATATTGATATTACTTCTGAAGAAATTGAAGTAGTTGAGCAAAAGAAAGAGGATCCTAAAAAGAAAGAGGATCCAGAAAAGGATTATGAATATACCAGGGGACAGTTATACGACCTCATAGAGAAGGGCCAGGAGGCCGTACAAGGTGCCTTAGAGGTCGCTCAGGAGTCAGGACACCCAAGAGCCTTTGAAGTCGCTGTAAACGCCATGAAGCAGGTCTCAGACATGACCGACAAACTTATTGATCTCCAGAAGAAGATGAAGGATCTTGATGCTCCAGTCAAAGGAAAGGGTCCAACCACAGTTAACAACACAATGTTTGTTGGTTCAACTGCAGATCTTCAAAAGATGATTAAAGAGATGGGCAAAGCATTGCCAGAAGATAAATAAAAATAAAAAATGTCTTACGTTAGACACGATAAAGATTGTAATCCAGTTGCTACTCAACCAACATCAAATACCATAACAGTATTCGATGGTTGTGAAGGCTGGTCGGAAATTACTTATGAAGATTGGAATGGAGATTATATTGCTAGAAATTCTGATAATACAGTAAGAACTCCTGGAGTATTTCAGGCAAGAAATTCTGATAACACAATTAGAACTCCAGCAGTATATCAACGTCACGATATTAATAATCAACCAATTAATGATTGTGAAATTGGCGAAGATGACCCAGCAAATGCAGCAGAACCTGATGCTACAGCGTGGGTATTGATGGACGGTCCTTTCTACAACACTCCTGGCGATCCTAACTCTGGATTTGTTGGAGGACAAAGTTGGAGAAAGATGGCTCCATCTGCTCCTGTAAATGGCAAAACTTCATATATCTATGGGGATGAAACAGTAACTTGGACTGGTACTGAATGGCAGTATGCCAATCTTTATACTGGAGTTATTGCTTCATCTTCAAGTGATGTTACCTATCCATGGTTGGCTACATGGAATAATGGATATACTGGTGCTAAGATTACATCAACCTATGTCAAAACAACTAATTACCCAGCGGTTCCTTAACAATGGCACAATATAGTAAGCATTACGAAGATTTTTTACCACAGGAAAAAACAAACTTTGAAGTAGTTATGATTGCCGATAACTTCGGTAATCTCACTGCTGGCACAGGTGCGACTGCTGTTGATGCATTTGGTCGTTTAAGAGTTGCCGAGACATTTACTCTTGGTGACTATAAGCACATCTATGCTATTGACCCAAATTTTCTCGATCTAAAAGAAAATGGAGGTGATATTCAATATAATTTGAATAAAGCAGCTGCCATAATGACAACATCATCTAATGTTGCCTCTCGTGCTGTTCATCAAACAAAATTTTATCATCACTACCAGCCAGGCAAATCGCAGGTTATCTTTAGTTCAATATGCTTTGGTTACGCCCAGCAGAATGTAACAAAGAGAACTGGATACTTTGATGACAGAGATGGCATTTACTTCGAGCAAGTTGGAAATGAAACTTCAAATGGCACAACCAATGGCACACTCAATTTTGTAGTTCGTTCATATGCTAGTGGTAGTGCTAGTGAAACAACGGTAGGAAACTACAAGAGAAGAGTTTCTCAATCAGAATGGAATATTGATCCTTGTGATGGAACTGGTCCTTCTAAATTTAACATCGATACTTCAAAAACACAACTAGTTTATATTGACTTCCAATGGCTTGGAGTTGGTAGAATTCGCTGTGGATTTGTACACAATGGACAAATTATTTTAGCACATGAATACTACTGCTCTAACGAACTATCAGAAGTTTATATGTCCAATCCAAATCTTCCAGTAAGATGCGAGATTAGAAACACTGGAACAACTACTGGTGGATCTATGGATCAGATTTGTTCTACCGTCATGTCTGAAGGTGGATATGTTGAAAGTGGTATTGACTGGGCGATTACTTCTCCAGCAATAAGAACAAGTATTGCTCCTGGAGGAACAAGATTTCCTCTCATGGCAATTCGTCTCAAAAACTCATTCCAAGGATATCCAAATAGAATTAGCGTAAGACCAAACACGATTGGAATTTTTGCCCAATCTGGTGATTGCTATTATGAATTAATTAAAATATCAAATGCAAGTCAATTAACAACATCATTAAATGGCGGCACTTTAACTTGGACTGATGCTGATGATAATAGTGGTGTTCAATATTGTGTAAATGCTGAAGCAATTACTGGAAGTGTTGATGTATTTGCTGCTGGTATTGTAACTGCTGGAGCATCACCAAACTCACTTACTCCAGTAGCATCGTTCAAAATTTAGATTCAACAAATTCTGAAGTATTTGTTATCGCTGTAAAAACTATTAGTGCTCTTAGTAATGCTACTGCTAATGTTGCCGCTACGATTCAGTGGAGAGAGATTTACTAAGTTAATTTTACATAACTTAAGTAACTATTGTAACAGAATGAACAGTGTATAATAAATAGTATACTGTTCATTTTTTAAACTATGGAAACTAGAACTTGTCCCAAGTGCAAAGCAACTTGGATCGATGGTCAACATTACTGGACAGGAACAAATAAGAAAGGTAATGAGACCGAGTTAGCTTCGCTTGTGTGCGACAAGTTTGGAGATGATTCATGCATCAACCCATGCAAAGGAACCACGGATGGAAAGGGTTGGGAAAATAGGTTAAATAATATGGATGCTATTGATAAAGATTTGAAGAGGACATTGAATGAGTAGTAGTGATCAGATTTATTTGGGCAATCCGCTATTAAAAAAAGCGAACGTTGCCCACGATTGGACTAAAGAAGAAATTCAAGAATATATTAAATGCAAAGAAGATCCTGTATACTTTGCTGTTAACTATGTAAAGATCGTTTCAGTTGATGAAGGTTTAATTCCTTTTCGAATGTATGAATTCCAAAAGGAGTTAGTTCAAAAATTTCATAATAATAGATTTAATATTGCTAAGCTTCCAAGGCAGACTGGGAAATCAACTGTTGTTGTTTCCTATCTACTTCACTATGCGTTGTTTAACGATAGCTCTAATATTGGCATTCTAGCAAACAAAGCATCTACTGCTCGTGACCTACTAGGAAGATTACAGACAGCATACGAAAATCTTCCTAAGTGGTTACAGCAAGGTGTTATTGCTTGGAACAAAGGTTCCATGGAACTGGAGAATGGTTCTAAGATTATGGCTGCTTCCACATCAGCATCTGCTGTTCGAGGAATGTCATTTAACATTATCTTCTTGGACGAATTTGCTTTCGTTCCAAACCATATTGCAGACGACTTTTTCTCGTCTGTATATCCTACCATTTCATCTGGACAAAGAACTAAAGTTATTATTATTTCTACCCCATATGGTATGAACCACTTCTATAAGTTGTGGGTAGATGCTCAAAACCAAAGAAACAATTATATCTGGACAGAGGTTCATTGGTCAGAAGTTCCTGGTCGTGATGCCAAGTGGAAAGAAGAAACAATCAAGAACACTTCAGAACGCCAGTTTACTCAGGAGTTTGAGTGTGAATTTTTAGGATCTGTTGATACACTAATTGCTGCATCTAAGTTAAGAGCTTTAGTATTTGATACCCCATTGAGTTCAAATAAGGGATTGGATGTTTACGAAAAGCCAGATGAAAAATCAGAATACATTATTACTGCAGACGTTAGCCGAGGAATCGGTGGCGATTATTCTGCTTTTATTGTTTTTGATATTACAACAGTTCCATACAAGATAGTTGCAAAATATCGAAATAATGAAATTAAACCAATGCTTTTTCCCAACGTTATTAATGATGTAGCCAGAGCATACAATAATGCTTATGTTCTTTGCGAAGTTAATGACGTTGGTGATCAAGTAGCATCAATTCTTAATTACGATCTTGAATATCCAAATGTTCTGATGTGTTCAATGCGTGGTCGTGCTGGACAAATTGTAGGACAAGGATTCTCTGGAAACAAAACTCAACTTGGTGTCAAGATGAGTATTACAGTTAAAAAAGTTGGTTGCCAAAACCTCAAGCAAATTATTGAAGATGATAAGTTGCTGTTTAGAGATTATGATATCATCAATGAGCTTACCACATTTATTCAGAAAAAGCAATCATTCGAAGCAGATGATGGATTTCATGATGACCTTGTGATGTGTTTGGTGATCTTTGCTTGGATGGCAGTTCAAGATTACTTCAAGGAGATGACAGACAATGATGTTCGTCAAAGAATCTATGAAGAACAAAAGAATCAAATTGAGCAAGACATGGCACCATTTGGATTTATCACAACTGGTCTTGAAGGTGATGAAGGATTTGCTTCAGATGGAGCAGTTTGGTATGGTGACACACAAGAAGATGTATCTTACATGTGGGATTATAGATGATGGATGCTGATAAACTTTTTACCTTAGAACAACTTATATTCAAAGATAGAGAATGCAGAGTTTGTGGTAAGGTAAAAAGTTTAATGGATGATTTTTACATAACAAGAAAAGATAGAGGAACTATTGCATCTGCTTATTCTTATGAATGTAAAGAATGTACTATTAAAAGAGTTAGAGAATCAAGACAAAAAAATGATACTGCAGATTTTTCTTATCCAGATTGGTAATGTTCACGCTATGTTTCCCCACTTGAAATAAGCAAAATAATAAATAATTTTAGATTACATTGGATATCTAAGGAGAAAAACATGGCAAGTCAAGTCTCGCCTGGAATTGTTCTAAAGGAGCGTGACCTAAGTAATGTCGTTGTTACTGGTGCTCTTCAAATCACTGCAGCGGTTGCTTCATCTTTTGCAAAGGGACCAGTTGGTAAAGTTGTAAATATCAATTCTCAGAAAGAATTAGTAACAATTTTTGGTGCCCCAGTTGATGCAAATGCAGATGACTGGCACGTTGCATCTGAGTTTCTATCATATGGTGGTAGATTAGCAATTGTTCGTGCTAACACAGGATCACTTTTAAACGCTGGATCAACTGCTGGCGTTTTAGTTAAATCAGATGAAGATTTTGCAGCTGGTGCTGGAGGATCACAAGCATTTATAGCAAGAACAGCAGGAACCTGGGGAAACTCAGCCACTGTAGTTGTAGTTGATAGTGGTGCAGATCAATACGTCACTTTCGATGCTGCTTTTGCTTCTGCTCCAGCAGTAGGTTCAACTTTAACATTTGATAGTGGTAAAGCTGGCAAAGTTCTAAGCGTATCAGGAAATACTGTTGCGGTTATTCTTAATGACCCAACATCTTTAATTGCAGCTGGAGATGGTATTGAAGGAGCTGGGGTTTCTTCTGCAGACCTAACTGTTACTGCTGTTCAAAACTGGTATCTCAATACCGAAATTGGTTCAACTGGAATTAAACTCTCTGCAATTGCTCCTCGTCCAGGAACTTCTGAATTTGCATCTGAAAGAGGAATTTCAAAAGATGAAGTTCACATTGCAGTTATTGATACTACTGGTGCTATTTCTGGAACTGCAAATACAGTTCTAGAAAGATTAACCTATCTATCAAAACTATCTAATGCAACTGGTGCTCAGGGAGAAAATACTTATTATAAGAGTATAATTAATGAGCAATCATCATACATCTATAATACTGCACATCCAACAGAAGTTATCGATGGTGTAAATTGGGGTCAAGCATCAACTGGGTTAAGTGGAGCACTTGGTTTAGTTGGTCTTCACACTGATGCTTTAACTGGTGGAGTTGATGATTATACTTATACGGGAGCTGAAATTTCTGATGCTTATGATCTTTTTGCCGACACAGAAGAAACAACTATTGATTTTGTTTTAATGGGCGGACCAATGGCGAATGAGTCTGATACCAAAATTAAGGCAAATAAAGTAGTTGCTATTGCTGCAGAAAGAAAAGATTGTGTTGCTTTTGTTTCTCCTCACAAAGGAAACCAAATCGGAACTGGTGGTGCTTTAACTGCTGTTCAACAAAGGGAAAATACTATTGCTTTCTTCAGCACAATCACTTCAACTTCATATGCTGTATTTGATAGTGGTTACAAGTATTTCTACGATCGCTTTACCGATAAGTATCGTTGGCTAGCTTGCAATGGTGATATTGCTGGTCTATGTGTTAGCACATCAGCTGCACTTGACGATTGGTATTCTCCTGCTGGCGTAAACAGAGGTTCACTTCGTAACGCTGTTAAGCTTGCATACAATCCAAACAAAGCAGACAGAGACGAACTTTATCAGAACAGAATCAATCCAATTGTTTCTTTCCCAGGTCAAGGTGTAACTCTATTTGGTGACAAAACAGCTCTTGCTTCACCTTCAGCATTTGACAGAATTAATGTTCGTCGTTTATTCCTCAATGTTGAGAAGAGAGCTGGTGAACTTGCTAAGCAAGTTCTATTTGAACAGAATGATGAAACCACAAGAGCTTCATTCTCTAGTGCTTTAAATTCATATCTCAATGAAGTTCAAGCAAGAAGAGGAGTCACTGACTTCTTAGTTGTATGTGACGAATCAAATAACACTCCTGATGTGATTGATAGAAATGAGTTTGTTGCTGAAATTTACATCAAGCCAACACGCTCCATTAACTTCATCACCATTACCTTCACCGCAACGAAGACAGGTGTTTCATTCAGTGAAGTTGTCGGACGATAATTTTTCGGAATAAACAAACACTAAAGAGGTAAAAACAAATGGCACTATCAAGCAAAATTAGCGATTTCATTTCAAGTGTAGGTCAAGGCGTTAAGCCTAATATGTTCCAGGTGGAGTTATTCTTCCCTGCATCAGCAATTGGTGGAACTAGCGGAACTACGGTTTCGCCTCAAGATCAAGAGTTAGCAAATCTTCTTTGTAAATCAGCTGCTCTTCCTGCATCGAACATCGGTGTAATTGAAGTTCCTTTCCGTGGCAGAACGGTAAAGATCGCTGGCGACAGAACCTTCGATACTTGGTCACCAACATTTATTGTTGATAAGGACATGAGAACTCGTGGTTTATTTGAACAGTGGATGGAATCTATCAATGGTCATGCTGGAAATACCGCAGATCTTCTTACTCCAGACAACAGTGCTGGTTATACTGCTGACATTCTTGTTCATCAGTTAGAGAAAGGATCTGAGCCAACTAACTCAAACTACATCAGAACTTACAAGCTCTGGTATGCATTCCCAACCAATGTTTCCCAGATTGATCTTGCTTATGATAGCAATGATCAGATTGAAGAGTTCTCTGTAGAATTCCAGTATTCATATTGGACTACAGAAGATACAAGTGGGGCAAGATCTGGTCTACCAGTTAATGCTGACGTTTGATAAATAGTAGATAACGACTACTAAAAACTTTAATCATGAGTCAATTATTTGGTTTTTTAATTAACAAAGATGGAGAGAACAGGGGACAATCTCCTGTTCCTCCCAATCAAGATGATGGTGCCATGATAGCCGCAGGTGGTTATTTTGGCACCTATGTTGATGTTGAGGGAGTTCATAGAAATGAGTTTGATTTAATCAAGCGTTATAGAGATATGTCACTTCATCCAGAGTGTGACTCTGCTGTGGATGAAATTGTAAACGAATTTGTTGTAAGTGATGCAGATGATTCTCCAGTAGAGATTGAATTATCTAACTTAGATCTTGGTCAAAATATTAAAAATAAAATTAGAGACGAGTTTAACTACATCAAAAAGTTACTTCGTTTTGACAAAAAAGCACATGAGATTATCAGGACTTGGTACGTGGATGGTCGCATTCATTACCATAAAGTAGTTGATCTTGATAATCCACGTAAAGGAATTTTAGAACTTCGTTATATTGATTCTCTTAAAATTCGTAAAGTACGACAGCAATTAAAAGATAAATCAAGATCTCAAGAAGAAAGGGGTTCTGCTCTAGAGTATGATTGGGGCGATTATATTGATTATTATATCTACAATCCCAAAGGTTTTGGTTCAAGTTTGCCAGCTAATTCTGCTTCCGATTTTAGTACCGCAAATGGCATTAAAATTGCAGCAGATTCTATTGCAACATCAAACTCTGGTTTGATGGATCTCAATAAAAAGATTACCCTAAGTTTTTTACATAAGGCAATCAAGTCACTTAATCAACTTCGTATGATCGAGGACTCTCTTGTTATCTATAGATTGTCTCGTGCTCCAGAGCGTAGAATTTTTTATATTGATGTAGGTAATCTTCCTAAAGTAAAAGCAGAACAATATCTTCGTGACGTGATGGCACGTTACAGAAACAAACTTGTATATGACGCTTCAACAGGAGAAATTCGTGATGATAAAAAGCATATGTCAATGCTTGAGGATTTCTGGCTCCCTCGCCGTGAAGGCGGTAGAGGAACTGAAATCACTACACTCCCAGGCGGTCAAAATCTTGGTGAACTCAAGGACGTTGAGTATTTCAAAAAGAAACTTTATAACTCACTCAACCTACCACCTTCCCGCCTTACGGATGACAACAAAGGGTTTAATCTTGGTAAGACCACAGAAGTTCTCAGGGATGAACTCAAGTTTGCTAAGTTCATCGGTCGTCTCCGCAAGCGTTTCAGCGAACTGTTTCACGATATTCTCAAGACCCAATTAATCCTCAAAGGTATTATTACCCCAGAAGATTGGGAAGATATGGAAGAGCATATTCAATATGACTTCCTATTTGATAATCATTTCAATGAACTCAAGCAACAAGAATTAATGCTTCAGCGTGTTAACCTTGTTACTCAGATGGATCCTTTTGTTGGCAAGTATTTCTCTACGGAATATGTTCGCCGTCAGGTTCTCATGCAAACTGAGAAAGAGTATAAGGAAATTGGTAAGCAGATGAAGAAAGATATTGAATCTGGTATGGCGTTAGATCCAGTAGATGTTAATTCTATGGATATGATGTCACAACAAAATGATGCAATGCAGCCAGAATTAGATGCTGCTGCTGCCGAAGCTGATTTCGAAAGACAAAAACAATTAGCAGCACAAAAACCTAAAACTCCAAGTTCTAATAAATAATATATAAATTAATTTTTAATTATGGAAAATGGAGTAGTAGATATCGTGAATTTACTTCACGATAAAAAAAGAGCTGATGCTTTGGATAAGATCAATGATCTTTTAACTAACAAAGCAGCAGAAGCAATTGATACATATAAAAAAATTGTTGCTAATACATACTTTGACGAACCAGTAGAACAGATCGAGGACCAATGAAACTAATCACGGAAAACATCGAAGAAGTAAATGTTCTTGTCGAAGAATCTAACGGCAAGAAAAATCTTTACATTGAAGGTATCTTCCTTCAATCAGAAATGAAAAACCGCAATGGAAGAGTTTATCCTTTTGATGTTCTCGATCGTGAGGTTCAAAAATATAATGAACAGTATGTGAATACTGGTCGTGCTCTTGGTGAACTTGGTCACCCAGATGGACCATCAATCAATCTAGATCGTGTGTCACATAAGATTGTAGAACTTCGTTGTGAAGGTTCTAACTTCTATGGTAAAGCACGTATTCTTGACACCCCCATGGGTAAAATTGCTAAGTCACTTCTTGATGAAGGAGTAAAACTTGGAGTATCTTCTAGAGGTATGGGTTCTCTAGAAGAACGCAATGGTGTGAAATATGTTCGTGATGACTTTATGCTTGCGACTGCTGCTGATATCGTAGCAGATCCTTCTGCTCCTGATGCATTTGTGCAGGGAATTATGGAAGGAAAAGAATGGGTTTGGAACAACGGTGTTCTAAAAGAGTATCGTGTATCGGAGTATAAGCAATATATTTCAGAAGCAACCCGCAGAAATTTGGAAGAAAGGAAGCTTAAGGCATTCCATAGTTTCTTGTCAAATCTCTAATTTAATAAATAATCATAGAATAATCTTATAGGAAAATTACGAGGAAAACTCAAATGTCAGATAAGTTAAACGAAAAGTTTGAGGAGCTTGTAACTGAAGCTGGAATTATTGTTGAAGCGGGGGATCC